GCTGGAACGGGACTTGCATCGCCACCTGTTGCAGCCGGTTCTGCACCGGTTCCTGCATCGTCTGCACCTATATCACCTAATCCGCCAGCTAAGTCTAAGTCAGAGTCACCTGGGCCTTTAAGTCCAGTGGCACTAAAATCAGCACCTTCTGCATCGCCGGCAGCTTCTACACCTGCATTTTCTTCTCTCCATTGACGTTCATTGTCAAGGATTTCATCATCAGTTAAGCCCAAGAACTTTTGTAACTTAAAGCGATGTGCTAGATAAGGAATTTCTGCCAACTGTGTAAACACTGCGGCACGAGCATTATTAATTTCAATTTCACGATAGCCAGAGAAGTTCTGTGGTTCCATCATGTCGATATCAAAACTAGAACTGTCAATGTTAACACCGCGGTGTTTCATGAAAGTTTTAAATTCTTTATCAAAGTATGGTGCAACTAAACCTTGTAAACGTCTGCAATAACGATTGAAACGGAACTCTTGAATAAGTGCTGTACCCATACGACCGTCTGTAAACTGCACTGCTGTGTCATCTGGGCCTGTTGGCAAATAGCTACTTGGAATACGTAAACCACGTAACAACTTGTTTGTAAAGAACTTCAAGTCGTCAATTTCGCCTAGGCCTTGTCCACCCGGTAACACTTCAACTTTAGATCCACGACCGTCTGCTGTTTGTGCAAAGAAGAAGTCTTCCATGATTGACAGTGGATTGTAACTGGCATCTAATGCTGTACTACCACCTGCACGAGTTGGAATACGGCGTTGGTGGATTTCGTTTTTGACACGCTCAACGAATGCCATGGCCTGGTGCGCTGGCAAGTTACCTGTGTCAATGTAGAATACACGACGCTCAGGAGCACGTTGTACACGGTAGATAATAATAGCATCTTCAAGCAATTCTTTTTGCTTGTAAATTTTAAAAACGCTGTCTAAGATACTGCCACCAAACGGCCAGCTAGCATCTAAACCTTCGTTTAGTGTTAAGTGCAATACGTGTTCGCCATCAATGGCAACTTCAGTACCTTGCTGGCCTTGCTTAGAATATCCATTTGATGAATTGTAAGGAGTAGCAACACTAGGTGCACCAGATCCTGCTAATGTTTGTACATTTTCAATTGGCTTTGTTGCTACCTTAGCGGCAAAGTTTGGATGAATGTTAGAAATAACATACTGTTCAACTGCACGGCCTTCGGCTTCGTTGATTACAGCACGTTTAACGTCTGTTGGGTTTACCCAATACAATTCAAATGTTTCAGGGTCGCGAAGGTAAAAGTGATCGCCATACTTGATTGCTGAACGGAAAGTACGGAAAATACGCTGATCCATTTTGTTGATAGCACACCACTTTTTCAAGCTTGCTTGTACAATCTTACTTTCGCTTTCAGTGGGATCATCCTTCCACATAATACGGAAAGGTAAATTTGTGTCTATGTCAGACTGGGTACAAAATTCTGCAATGGTATCAAGTGCGGCATTGATTTCCGAATCCTGATCCATTTGATCGTACTGAGTATAACGCTCGACGCGGTTAGGTTGTCCTGTGTATACTTCTTGTAACCAAGATGCAAATTTTGCAGTTGAGCCAGTGGATGCTGAACGACCATTGCCGTTTAGCTCTGTTTCTGGTTCCCAAATTTTAAAGTGTTTTCGCCATGACATAGTGTGAATACTTACCTATTAGCTTTAAGTCAATCTAACCGGAGCAACAGCAGGATCAGATCTGGTGTTTCCTCTAATAGCAGCCAAATCGTTTTGCATACTAGCTAGATAGCTCATTAATTGTTCTAGTGCTTCTGGTGTAAATGCTGATCCTTTAGTTGTGTTAACAATTGATTCGCCAGGTGACAATGATGAAGCTACATCCATTGGCACATTTGGAATAGTCATATTTGCCGAACTAGGCAATGTAATAGTACCTGCATTACCAATACTGGTTAATGCATTACTAATGGCTGTCAAATATTCAGCAGTTAACTTAACTTCGTCACTTGCACCTGCTTGTGCGAATTCAAGCAATTTGTCTTTTAGTGATGATAGTGCATCACCGTTAAAATCTACTAGACCTTTGCTGATAGCAAGTATTCCGTTGCCAAAGTCTTTGATGCCTGTACCGATTAGACTAATTTTATCAGCAAACGGTACAAACTCTTTTACTCTTTGCAATGGGCTCTTTACGCCAAACAAACCTGCAATACCTGCTATAACTCCACCAGCTGTTCCTACTAGCATGCCAGCAGTAAAGGCTACCATGCCAGCACCTATTGCGGCAAGACCTACACCAACTGATATTAAGTTTGAGCCGTCAACTTCCGACATGACTTTTAGTCCTTCGGAGAATGATGCAATGCCTTTGCCCAGTGCCCATAATGCGGCACCTGCGCCTAGACCAATAAGTGCAATTGAACCTGCAAGTATAGCAGAACCAACTAAAATTTTAGGGTTAGCAAAAGCACCTAATCCGGCAGCTAAACCTTTTAGCAGACCTTCTGCTCCTGCTCCAATGCCTTTGCCAAGGCCTTCTAGTAACCCAAGCAATCCTTGACCAGCGCCAGTGCCAACTGACGCAATAGACTTACCTACATCAAGTGCGCCCGAAGCGGCTCCGGCTCCTGAAGCAACTTTACCAGCGGTACTTGCACCAGCGGCAGTTTTTCCTGCACCGCCGAACATATTACCAAATTTGTCTTTTAGTGATCCTAATACTTTGCCAGCGCCGCCACCTGATATTAATCCACCGATGCCACCTGCTACTAAGCTAGCACCAATGGCACCTGTTAGTGCTACAACGCTTGCTGTTAAGCCAATGATAAAATTACGCAGACTGTTTAGAGTGTCTGTTAAATTGTCCATCGACTTGATGTTTTGCGCTTCAGTTGTAGTATTTTGTTTTGCTAATTCTTCACGTGCCTTTATATCACCGGCTGCGGCACGTGCTTGTAATTCTAACTTCTTAGCCAGCACACCTGCGGCCACACCTGAATCCATTAGCCCTTCTTGGCCTTTGGCATTTAGATTTTCTCTGCTTTGACTAATTTGTTCAAACGTTCCACGCTGGTCTTGCATTCCACGTGAAAGATTATCAGCAGTAACAACTCCATTGCCTGCTTGTCTTGCTCTTTCTGATGCCAACGCTACTGCCTGGAAGTTAGCCATGTTTTCAGGATCAACATAAGTTGCGGCGGCACCTGTTTGACCTTTGGCCAATGCCAATGCCATTCGGTTTAAATCTTCTTCACTACCACTTACCCCTGCGGCGGCCAGTGCTTGTTTAATTTCTTCTGCACCTTTTACGCCTTGCAATTCTGCCGCCTTACCGGAAGTACTCTTCTTAAAGTTTTCAATACTCTTTATAATTTCCTTGGAGCTGGTACCAAATGTATTGCTTAATGTTCTAGCAGATTCTGTTGTTTCAGCATACTGCTTTACCATCATTTGCTGTGCTTCTTTTTCGTTTTTAGCAGTCAACGCAATCGTTGAGCTCAAAGCACCCATTAAGTTGGCTTGGTCTTCTTGTGTCATGCCCATGGCCGCAGTTTGCTTTGCTGCTTTGTCCATGGTCTTGGTTAAATCAGGGCCTAAATTTTTAGCCAGTGTCTTGCTGATAACACCACTGCCTACACGCATACCACGTGCTAGTTCACTTAGTGCTTCAACTGATTCTTGTGAGTTTTTACCAAAGGCTTTGAATCCGCCACCGCTTTCTTCAAGTACTTTGATAAAGCTGTCACCAAGGCCACTCATTAATTTCGCCTGGCGAATAGATCCAACACGGAATGCACCCAGGTCAGCAAAGCCACCAAGCTTTCGTGCATCGTCTGCAAAGCTTTGCATCTGGCCAACCATAAAGCCAACGCCAGCGGCAAAGCCACCAAGTGCTTTGCCAATTGCACTGTTACTTGATTCTAGTCTACTGCCTAGTGAGTCAAACGCACCTGCAACACTACCGTTGCCCATTAACAAATCTCGCCCAAAACGTCGCAACCCTTGCGACATGTTTTTCATTTCCTTGGTGTTTTCTTGACGTGCTTTGTCTTCTTTGGTAAGTGCTTTTAATAAATCGTCACGTTCATTGGATTCTTTTTGTGTAAGCTTGCCTGTAGTTTCTAGCTGTTTGTTTAGAAACTTTAGGCGCTTTTCCATTTCTGACAGCTCTGGACTTGCTGGTGCTTTCTTTCCACCTTTGTTGCCTGTTTGGCTAGGCTTTGGCTGTGCAGAAGTACCGCGACCAAGATTACCGGACATGTTTTCTATTTTATCTGTAAGACGCTCTATGGCTCTTATTAACTCTTGATCATCCATTGGGTAATTACGGTCCTTGAGGCATTAAAACACCACATAAATACGATTATGCAATAGGCCTGTGAACCTATTTACCGTTGAGGATTAAGTACATGGATAACCAAAACCCGTTAAAAAAGCCAATTAAAGCACCAGCTCCAAACCCATTGGCTCAGTATTATCGCCGACCAGGTACCTACATCGAGTTACCATCAAAAGGTCGTTTTTACAAAGTAGCACCACAGCTAAGTGATACCAATGAACTTGCTGTTTACCCAATGACAGCAAAAGATGAAATGGCATTGAAAAACCCAGATTCATTGTTAAACGGGGAAGCACTAAAACAAGTGCTGTCAAGTGTATGCCCAGATATTTCAAATGTAAACGAAATACCAGCACCGGATATTGATACAATCTTAGTAGCTATGCGTATGGCTTCGTACGGCGATGATATGGAATTAGAAGTAAATCACAACTGTGAAGCATCAAATGGGCGTGGTCAACGTGTAACTGTTGGACTAGGTGGCATCTTGTCAACCATGAAAGAAATACCCGAAGATGTAGGCATTGTTACACTAAGTTCTGGTATCCGTGTAGTACTCAAGCCTTATACACTCGAAGCACAAAGTCGCCTTTTACGCATTCAATTTAATACAATGCGTCAATTACAAGCATTAGAAGCCAATGAAAATGCAACTGTAGAGCAAAAAGCAGACGCGGCAAATCGCGGTTACGAAGTGTTGGTTTTATTAAGCCAAGACATACTTGCCGAAAGCATTATCAGTGTTACGCTACCCGACGGCACAGAAGTAACTAACCAAGGACACATTGCTGACTGGGTTAAAAACTTAGATCGTGCAACTGCTGATCGTTTAGATCAAGAACTAAAACGTTTTGGCGAGTATGGTATTACCCGTACACTAAAGGTAAAATGCGAACACTGCGGGGATGACTTTAACACAGACATGTTGTTTGACCCAACAAGTTTTTTCGGCGCAGGCTCTTGACACTCGGCGTTAATAGAGCAAAAGTTAGACGCTATATTAACAGTATCGAAGACGAGGCAAGAGCCTTAATCAAAGAAATATCAACATTAAGTGTTTGGGGAAGTATAAGTCCAGAAGAAATCTGGAACATGACTTATCTCGAACGAGTAGTGCTTAGTGATGTTATCAAAGAACGAACTGATACCATGTACGGGAAGAAGGGGATAGCCCGTAGAAGTTCATTTGGGTAATGCTTTGTTCTTAATCGGGTGTCTACGACACCCTTGAATTTCGTCTCGCTTCGCTCAACTCATTCAATTTTTATTTGACTCAAAGTTTTTATACTAGATTAAGTGTCAAACGATACTTAACATGATTTAAAAACGTATTTTTTTAAAGATACTACTATCTTGGTTGCTTGACTAAGATTTACCAGTCACACTTAGCCGTAAACCACGGCTAAGAAAAACATTTTGATCTTGACTCAGACCCCCATGTCACATTGGTTTAAGCAACTGTTTCCAGCTAAGGCGGTTACGCGGTACCTTTTTAAGCTTGTCTTGTTATAACGCAAATTACGAAAGCAAACCAATCTGCTTGTTGTAATCTTGTGGGTTGTAATAGTTCACCAGAGCCCACTCTTTTCGGCAATCATATACTTGTGTTAATTCTTTTCATGCCCTGAATTGCGTCCTGTGAAGGATAGTAACAACAAGTCTCCGCTACTGCGTCGGAAGTTCCTTCCCCAGCGCAACCCTAGTGCCTGGTTTTATGGGTGTCATTTGCCGGCGACACAAGCCTATCAGTAGTAACTCACATGTAAAACAGAGGTGCTCTCGTTAAAACATGCTTTAAATGTGCAAATCTATTTAAAGTGGGTTTGGGATTTAATATATGCTAATATTATGAGTTTGCGAAAACGCAGTGTGCCTACGTTGCGTAGTGTATTAGCCAATAGTGGGAGATGTGATAGATACAGTAATTAGTCTGATGAGCCGGGGAGTTATAGCCGTTGTTATATTATAATTTGCCTAAAATGTGAGAGCCATGTACACGAACCTGTATGTGTCCATTGTAGTAATCTTTTGATTCTAGTACTTTTCTGTCAAATTGTTCTTTTGCCTCTAGGTAAGAACAAGCAGATTTAGATTTGCAGTAATGTAGTATTTCACGTTCAAAGTTATCTGCTCCAAACAGTTCTACATCTTTGCTTAGTTCAGGGCTACTACCATAGTAGGTTTGCCAATCACTATCAATTTTACTGCGAATCCGCTTCTTCTTTTTAACACCGTTCTTTTGTTTAACAACCTTGTAAGTTGTTTTAGAGAACTTTGCTAACTTCTTACCAACATATTTCCGATTGTTGGTTTTGTTTGTAATCAAATAAACAAAACCAACACAATCTTCTGGCAACTCTTCAACAATGGTACCTTGATAGTACCATGTCATATTACTTTGCCGCTAAAGCTTCTTTTTCTGCTGTAATCTCTTTACGGCGTTCTTTGATTGCTTTAGACATTTCCTGTAATGCTTTTCGAGCACGTGCGGCACTGGCTTTTACACCTTTAACAGTGAACTTCTCATTCTCTGCTTTGTAGATTTCAAATTGCTCTAATAGCGAATCGTGATTTGACATAATGTCTCCTTAGTTAATTTCGTTTACTTGCGTATCAGTGTCAAGCATGGTAAATCCATTTTCTTTGACAACCATGAGCACATTGTTGACCCGGCTTGCTAACTCGTCTCTGTGAGAGATCAAGAAAATGTTTCGGTTCATTTCTCTGCCCATGGATTTTAGTACAGCCATCGAGTGTTCGATACCTACACTGTCCATCCCAGAGTCAACCAATTCGTCGATAAACATCAAATTCATTGGCTCTGTAAAGCTTTCATACACATCTCTAAAACTCCAGCTTAGTGCTAGAATCAATCGATTTCTTTCGCCGCGACTCAAATTGTCAAAGTCGAACGTTTGGCCCAATTGGCTAATATCAACTTCCAAATCGCTTCTAAAAGAAACTGTGTGTGGTAATTGTAACTTATCTAAGTAATAGCTTAGTCTGTGATTCAAATAAGCTAAATTTTGCTCAATAATGCGTTTTCGGACAAATGAGTCTTTGCTTGTTAACAGTTTGAGCAAGAATTCTTGATGTTCTAACAGTTTACTAATAGTATTGATTTCGTCCCAGCTGACTTCGGCTAAGGCAGTCCTTTTCATTGCTTCAATTTGTTCTTGATAAGGATCTTCTTCTTGAGCCTTTGCATCAAGCTGACGACGAATATTTTCAAGGTTGTTTTTATGAGCCGCCGCATCTTCGACGTTCATGTACTTTGTAGTTGGCCGATTGCCTAATAAGCCGATTTCTTTAACAGTCTCATTTGCAACATCTAGTAATGCTTGCTCCTCAGCTAACGATTTTTCAATTAGCTCAAGTGCATCTTCTGCTTTTGAAATCATTGAATCATGTGTAGCATCGTGTACTTCTTGCCCGCAACTTGGACATTGATGATCCACAATAGATTCTAAATTAGACTGTGCCAATGACAGTGCTTCTGTTAACTTCTTAAGGTTACTTTGATGCACTGCCAATTCTTTATTGGCTAACTTTAGGCGACTTTCATTTTCTTTGTAAGTGGCCAGTGAACGATGTGCTTCCAGTTCAGCTTCAATGTCTGTATTTTCCAGTTCATTGATTGCCGCAGTAAACGTAGTAATGTCATCTCTCTTCTTAGATGCCCATGTACGACTTCTACGTTCTAAATCATCAATTGAAGTTTGAACACGCTGATTGCTTTCTTGCAGAGCCTTGATACGAGCATCTTCGTCGCGGATCTTTTCTTTGCTGTTTTTAATCTGATCGCGGAGGATCTCAGCCTTTTCACTTAGCTGTGTAATGCCAAGCAGTTCTTCAATGATGTCACGTTGCTCGCCGCTCTTGAGACTCAAGAAAGGCTGTGTATAAGTGTTCAATGCAACAAGATGCTTGAACATTTCAGCACTCATGCCAATTACTCGTTCAATGGCTTCTTGTGTTACACGATTCTCACCTGCACCTTCATCAGTGCCTGCTTCGTTTACTTCGTGGTCGTCAACCAAGAAACGTAACAAGTTGGGCTTACGGCCACGTTCAATTTTATACTTGTTACCATTCTTTTCAAACTCAACAGTAACTAACATACTTTTGCTGTTGGTTTTGTTAATCAAGTTTTCCTTACGAATGTTAGTCAGTGCAGAACCGTAGATTGCATAAGACAATGCATTAACCATTGTAGTCTTACCTACACCGTTACGAGCACCATCTCCTCCAAGGTCTAAGTTATTGCCAAGAACTAGAGTCAATCCATGTTGATCCATACGAAGAGCCTGGGTAACATTACCCACGCTCATAAAGTTCTTGATTGTTAGATTCTTAAATTTAATCAATGTGTAAGCCCTTGATAGATATTTGTTAGAATTTGTCTATCGATAACGTCTGACTCAATTGCTTGAATCTGATTTAATACAATAGCATCAACAGATTCAAATTGAATCTCACCACCTTCCCACTCTGTGGCGTGTTCTTCTTTCTTGCCGGGAATAAGACTTAATTCCCGCATGTTATATGTTTCTACCCACTGTTCTTTGATGTATGTTGCTTCTTCGTAGCTAATGTCTACATCAATTGTAACACGTGCAAACGTCTGTGCATCAAACAATTCTGCATGACGATCAATTGCTTGTGTAAGTGTTAGTGTTCTAAACTTTGGAGCATCTGGCCATGTACGAAAATCCGGTTGACCACCGTACTCTAAAAACATGCAACCACGTTCGTCGTCCCAAGCATCTGCATAGTTGTGCGGGAAACAATTACCCATGTACACAATATTGCCTTTTTGCTGACGCTTATGGAAGTGCCCAGAGAACACAAGTTCCTGGTTAGGAAAGTGTCCAGCATTAAGGCCACCGTGGTCTGGCATTTCTACCATGGCATTCATTTTAAAGCTGGGTAGCTCAAAGTGACCAAACACATAACGGCTCTTGAGCTTTTTCATGTCTTCCCATTCACTACCAACAAGCCAAGGCACAATGGTCATATCACCAATTGTCAAGTGCTCGTCTACCAGCGTAACGTTATCTAAGTACCCGCCAAAGGGCAAGGAGTTAATTTCTCGCTTTTCTCTGTATGCCAAATCATGATTACCCATGATAATGTAGACATGTTCAAAGTTCTCTGACAAGTACTTGATGTTCGAGGTAGTATAGTTGAGTGTGCTTACGTTAACAGTGGATCTGTTGTTGTGCCAATCGCCTAAGAAGATGCAAGTTTCTGCACCTTCTTTTTTAGCTTCGGCAGTCATCCACTTAATAAAATTTTCACAGTCGTCATTGTGACTACGACTATTATTGCGTAAGCCAAAATGGATATCGGTAAAGCAAACAGCTTTTTTAAATGGTTGTGTCATAGTATGTTATTGTAACATCTCCGTGAGAGCAAGTCTACTGTGAGCCAACTCGTCTCATTCTTTAGTTAAAAATGGTGTAAGATCCGGTGGAGTCCAGCCAAGCGGTTTAAGGACCTTGCCATCTTCGCGCTTACGAACCTTGCCAGTATCTTTGTCAATCTTGGCAAAGTTGGTTCGCATGACTTCTTTCCAACCACCTTCGCCGTCCATGCCTGCTGAATGAATAGCACCGATAATAACAACTAGCATGTCTTCTAACGCATCTAGTGTCTCTAGCATATCG